GGTTCTCCGCGATAGCACGAGGTGAGCCCAGCTTGCGCGCGTCGGCAAGTTCCAGCTCTGCGTTCTTGACGTCGTCCACCGCGCGAGCTTCGGTGACCCGTGCGCGGTTCAGCGCGATGTTGATCTCGCGGATGCGCTTCAGCTCGTCTTCACGAGCCTTGATCAGGTCGTGCTGCGCCTGGAGGATCCCCCGCTGGGCGTCGGCGATCTGGCGGGCGTTGTTGACAGCTGCACCGCCTGCCTTCTTCGCGCCCTCCGCCTGCTCCCCGAAGGCGTCGATCACACCGTTCATAGCCACGGCGAGGATGCCGAACCCGGCAACGGCTGCCGCGATCAGTCCAGGCAGGGCGGCGATGCCCGCGATGGCGATCGTGATGAAGGCCTGAAGGATGGCTGCCGCGATGGAGATCGCAGCCGCCAGTGCAGCGAAAGCCGCCACCAGCGCGGCAATACCTGCGGGACCAGCCGTTGCCAGCTCACCGATAGTGCCGGTCACGCCCTTGATAACGGCCAGAACCTGCTCAAAGCCCCCGCTGGCAGCCTCGGAGGCGGAGGAAGCCACGCCTCCCAGGACGTCTGTGGCCTCTTGACCAGCTGCCGCAACCGTGCTGAAAAGCGACGACAGGTGCGTATCGACACCGCCCAGTGCGTTGCCCGCAGCTTCCCCGGCTTCCTTGAAGGTGCGCTCCACGTGCGCAGACGCAGCCTTTGACTGCTTTTCGATGTCCTTGACAGCGATGTCCATATCCTTGGACAACGTCTTACGGAAGTCCTGGGAGTTGGAAACGATGTCGACATACGCGACGTCAATGGGCTGCGTCATGGTTACGGCTTCTTTCGCATGTTCTCCAGGACCATAGTCGCGTCCGAGATCGTCGTGCCGCCCTGCCACCAGGACGGAACGGGGATCTTCTTCGCGGCTTCGGTCTTCATCTGGGGCTTTACTTCCTCTGTGTCGGGAGCAGTCATGATCTCGTTGAGCCGGTTGTGGTGCTCCGGGTCTGCCATGTGCAGCCGGTAGTAGTGAACCAGGTCCAGGAACTGGTCATTGGCCAGTTCTAGAGGATCGAGTCCACGACTGAGGCTCCAGCCACGGAAGGCGTGCCACCGTCGCCGGTCGGAGATCCATCCGAAGAGCCCGACGACGGCCGCGAAGGGCGGAGTCCGTACTCTCCCATCAGCCAGCCCATGATCTCGTTAGCCTGCGAAGGCTCCATCGGGAACATCCGGTCCGCCAATTTGATCTTCATGCGCTCAGCGGAGTCCGGCTGTAGTACCACGCTGAAGAAGTCGATGAAACTCTCCGTCGCGGTCTCGGCGGTCATGTTGCCCGCGATGAGCGCGATCTCCTGGAGGCTGGGCAGTGCCAGAGCGGGGTAGCAGTCGAAACGCTCTCCGTCCGGGTGCGGACTGTCCAGGATGAAGAAGATGTTCTTCCGCTTCTTCCGGAAGTCTTTGAACTGGACATCGGTCTCACTCACGGCTTCTCCTTTGTCGGCCCGTTATGAAGAGCATAATCCGAGAAGATGATCTTCTTAGCCGGGAACCTTGAGGCTTGCCGCCGGTAGGGCGTCCTTCAGGTAGGGGTTGGGCTTCATGCCCTTAACGGACTTCAGGAACATCTGCTTGTTGCCGCGCTTCTTCCACTTGAAGGCCAGATACTTCGCGGACTTCGGGGTGATCGGGCGTGCCTTCGGACCGTAGATGCCGGTCCCGTCGTGAACCCACTTGGCGTAGTACTGACCACTTCCGACACGCATGACCAGCCACTGCCCGCCGGTCATCAGGTTGGTGTGGATGCTGGCACGCAGAAGCCCTGTGTCGATTCGCCGGGGGCCAGAGCCCGTTGTACCTCCGAGGTTGCGCCGGGCACGGGACTGCACACGGATGCCGCGCTTGAGAAGGTCGCGAGCAGCTGGACCAGCAGGGCTCTTCAAGATGAAGTTGACCTGCGCGGTATTCAACTTGTGCGATGCCTTCACGTGCACCATGTCACACCAGCTGGAAGCTGTAAGTCACCATGACGCCCTTGCACGCGCCCTCAGGACCGGGGAACTCGGTGGCCGCGACCTTGAAGGCGGTGATGAGACGACCAGCCTTCGCGGCGCACAGGGCTTCGAAGATCGCCCTTCGCAGCACGTAGGCGTCTATCTGCTGGTTGAGCGCGCTCTCGTACATCTTCGCCATGTCCGGGTAGACCATCGTGCTGTTCGCAGTGACCTTGAAGGTTGGTGTGCAACTGAAGAGGACGGCGAACACGGTGGTCATCAGGCTGAGATCCGCGCACGCCACCGTCGCCTCAGCGGAGGAGTCGATGGGGAAGGTTCGCGTCGGGTTGATCCGCTGGATCGCCTGCTGGAAGGAGCCGCAGTCACAGCCGTCCGCCGCCAGGTCCGCGCCGGGTGCCAGCAGGACGACGCGGCCGGGAGTGGTCGCGCCGGGCATGGCGGTCAGTGCGTTGACCACGTTCTGACCCACGCCCGTCACGACCACGGCGAAGCTGAGAGGGTTGATCGTCATGCCGTCCCCACCGCTCGATAGTCAGGTCCGTCCAGGTCGTAGGCCTTCGCCCGCGCCAGCAGACCCTGCGGGTTATAGGTCTTTATGAAGAGGTAGGCCACGGGGAACCGCTGGTAGAAGTTGAGCAGGTCCGTCGTGGATTCCGCCAGGGACATCGAGATTCCCTGGCGGGTGATGTCGGTGACGCCCGGCGGAAGCTCGCAGTCCGCGCCCAGCAGGATGGACAGGAAGTAGCAGGCCAGCTCACCAGCGGCAAGCTTGCCGAGCATCGGCACAGGCTCGCCGTAGGTAACCGTTGCGGACCACGTGCCTACTGCGGTGTCCGGCTGGTTGAGGTCGTTGCAGTACGGCCAGACAGCGCCCAGCCGGACAAGTTTGCGGTAGTCGTCCACGCGGTAGTCCACGCCGTTGACCAGCACAACTCCGTCTACCTTGACCTCCACGACACTGTTGATAGGTCCCGGCAGCAGGGTCTCCGAGATCGCTGTGCAGGAGCAAGAGGTGCCGCACTGTCCGCAGCCCATGTTGAACCAGGTGCCGTTGTACCAGTAAGGCTGCGGGTAGGTGCCCCACTGCCACCACTGGTTCCAGCCGGGCCAGCCGAGTCCGTAGCACTCCTCACGGCAGGGCCGCAGTGTCACCGTGCACAGACTGAAGCGCTGCCCGGTGAGCGCGTAAAGCACCTCAGAAGCCATCTGAGCCGCGATACCCGTGATCTCCGGGGTTGCGGTGGTCAGGTCGCATCTCTGCGGCCAGCGGATCTCCCAGGGCTCGCACGGGCCTGCTGTGTACGCGGCCTCAGTGGTTACCGTGATCTCCTCGTTCGCGGAGATGGGAGTGCCAGCCACATCACCAGACCAGAGCACCAGGTATTGACCTGCGGGGAGTGCGGACGGGATCGACCAGACGAACGTGTAGACACCGGTAGAAGGGTGTCCGAACGTTGTCTCCGGTCCCAGGACGACGCTGGAATCCGCCAGGCTGATCACAGACATGGTCAGGTTGGAGACGTCCACCGGGGACGCCGGAGCAGAGTAGAACAGCGCGGTGAGCGCCGCGTCCTGCCCTCGCGTGTACTCGGTCATGTCCCCTACCCTCTATAGCTTTTGTAAGAATCGTAACTGATCACGGGGTGGAGAACTTGCTGGCCTTGGTGAAGACAGCTTGCGAGGTGTCGGACAGGTTGGTGGCCGTGCGGGTGACTGAGATCCATCCCAAGAGCCCGGCGATGATCGGAATGTTCGCGCCGACGACGTAACCGCCTCGCCCGATGCCTGCAACCGCCAGTGCCAGGCTGCCGTATACGGACTGCCCGTACTGCACCAGGATCCGCGATGTGGCGACGTTGGAGGCAGTCGCCCAGACCCGGAAGTTCTGTGCCGAGTTAGCCCCGCCGCCCACGGCGACCAGGGTTCCTGCACCATTCGGGTCGTAGCGCGCCACATCAAGGATCGTGGTCGGTGCTCCGGACGGACCCAGCGGGGTCAGCGGGAGAAACGTCGCCGGAGTCTGCGCGGGCAGGCTGACGATGCTCGGGTTGTTGAAGAACGGGATCTGGTTGAACGAACGGCTGAAGAAGTCACCGATCGTCTTGTTGAAGGACAGGTTGATGCCGTTGGCCGACAGCACGTTTCCGTTGATGGCGAACGGGCCAAGGGAGTCCATGAGGTCGTTCACTCTGGCGGACGGCTGGGACAGGTTGGTAGGCAGCGTCTGTGCGTCCACGATCGTGCCGCCGATCTGCGCAACAGCACCGAGGACCAGGTGCGTGCGCCGTTGCGTCGGGGTGGGTGGCACGCCCTGCTGTGCGATCGTCCCGGCAGAGTCGCATACGAACCAGGTGATTGCCTGCGTTGGCGGCCCGGTCAGCGCGATGCCGGTCTGAGCGGGCACACTGACGTAGACGATCGTCGGGTTGGTCGGAGACAGGATGCCCGATGAGTCGTACTGGACGATCTGCCCCTCAAATGCGGTGATATCCGCCGTGGTCAGGCCCGGGTTGATGTTGACGTCACCACCGGAGAAGATACCCGTGGTGGAGGTCTGGCTGAGGATCTGCCCGACGTTGGCGGTGAACCCGTAGAACGACACCGTGGAGTCGCCCGTGACGGTAGAGTCTCCCGCGACCGTGAGATCATCCGTGGCGACCAGGTCTGATCCGGTGACAGTGCCGCTCGCGTTGACGGTCGTGGCGGTAACCAGCGGCGTGTTGACCGACACCCCGAAGGTGCCCAGCCCGGAGACGCCGATGTCCCCGGTGATCGTAGCGTCATCGCCAACGAAGATGTCGTCTTGTGCCTGAAGGTCCGCACCCATGGTCAGGACCAGGTCACCGGTCATGGAGTCGCCAGAGCGGGCGACGAAGTCCCCGCCGAGAATGCCGATCGCTGCCATGGTCACTCCTACCTTAAAAGGGCGGGATGGTTTGTAACCAACCCGCCCTTTTTATAAAACTCCTGATCAGGTGAGCAGGAACGCGCCGCAGACGGCCGGAGGGGTCGGCGGAGGCGTGGTCGTCACGTTGTGCAGGTAGTCATCCTGGTACACAGTCGTGTCGATCGCCGAGTCGATCCAGTACGGCGCACTGCCAGGACCACGCCCCCACAGAGCTGAGGGGAAGTTGGTCATGGCGGTGCCCTGAAGTTCCAGCGGGCCGTTCTCGATCGAGAACGAGCCGACCTGGAAGTTCCACACGTGCGGCCAGGCCCAGTACAGGTAGCGCTGCGCGCCCGTGGTCGGGTCGCAAGCACCGAAGCCTGCCAGCGGCTGCCACGTCTCCAGGGAGAAGTGCGCCTCCACGTTGTTGTAGCCGTACGCAGCACCCGTACCGGTCGCCGGAGCGCCCGTGGTCAGAAGCCGCGCACCGCTCATCAGCACCTGCGCGTCCGGATCCACCACACAGAGGTTGATCCCCAGATTGGAGTTTCCGTACGCGTTCGGGCCAACCTTGTTGATGCAGAGCTTGCCGTTCGCCTTCTTGGTGCGGAAGACGTCGCCAGCCTCGTACTGAGGCTCAGGCGCGATGCTGGTATAGCCCTCCGTCACGACGACAGCGCTGGAAGCACCAGTCACGGGAGCGCCGCAGGTGTTGAGCTTGACCAGTCGAAGCACGGTCCCTTGTACCGCGCTGCCACACTGCGCAACCATGTCAGATCCTTCCTTACGTTGCCGAATTGATAGCGCCGGTGACAACGCCACCAGTGCTGACGGGGACTGCGAACAGGCAGCAGTCGTAGCCGATGACGTACGTCCGCTCGTAGAGACGCCGGAGCGTGTCCACGGTGCGGTCCAGGGACGCAGCCTCCGAGCCGATGAAGCGCGGTCGACCCTTGTAGAGGAAGACGGGACCGGTTCCGTAGATCCAGTTCACGCCCACCTGCACGACACCAGCGGGGTTTGCCCCGCTGTAGCCAGGGCTTGCCGC